AACGTAATCGACGTCTTTGGTTTTGAGGACATTGTTCATCTCCTTATTGACGGCTTTTTCAGCCCACATTACAGAAAGTTGGCCAGATAAAGTAATACCTTCGGCCATACGCATATCAAAGTAACGGAAGTATTTATTGCCTAGCGCGCCATAAAGTGAGTTAAGCAAAATCTTAATAGCCATCTGGCGATTATTTAGTCGGTTTATTTCCTTTTCTAACTCAATTGATTTTTGCTTTTGATATTCTTGTTCAATTTTAAGCATCTCTTGCTTAATTTCTGTACGCTCAGCATAGTATGCCTCAATAATCTTAGGAAGAATGCCTTGAAAATCTTTACGATAAGTTGAACCATTAGCGGCAACAGAATATTGCGATGTGACTTTATCAGAAGAATTTAAATAATGCTCAACGCCAGATCTTTCAGTTTGCGCCACAAGAGTTTCAGGCGACATATTGTATTGTACAATAAGATTAGGATATAGAGAGTTTAAGTCAAAAGACACAACCCAATCATGTAGGCCAACTTGTGGTTCTTTTACGTAACCGCCTGGATATGGAGTTTTGAATTTTTCATCATTAGGTGGTAAAGCTATTTTCTTTTTATTAAGCTCGCGATAGATAATAGAATCCCATATAGCTGTAGTACCAAAAGTATCCGATAGATTCACACCTCCGCGATATGCCATAGTCTGAGCCAGCTGAATCAAACCCATCTTATCTTCGATACGATTTACAAGCTGAACATCTTTAATATTATAGTCGATAAATTTCTGATGATCTTCTTTATAAAGCGTATACAAATTACCATGTTCTTCATATGACAATTTCTTTTCGCCTAGAACAACATAAGCAATATGATCTAGCTTGTAAGATTCTTGAGCACCGTAGGAATAACCAAACTTTTTAAAGAGTTCGAGATAATCGGCTTGTTGAATACCAATAATATTATATTCTGAAGCATTAGTAGGTTCATATAAATCTTTACTATCAGCAGTGGGATTACCACGATTGTTAACACCATTAACCAAATTCCAAGGAGAAAGACGTTTTACTGCTGACCAAGTTCCAATGCGCGCGATGCGATTAATAAGATAAGGAACATCAAAGTAACGACTATTCCAGCCAGTAATGATGTCTGGCCGGTTATCACACCAAAACTTATGGAAGCTAGCCAATAGAGCTTCTTCAGTATCGAATTTATGATATTGGATAAGATCGCCACGCATATCGATAGAGCATTTTTCATAATCATAATCGCCTAAACCCCACACATGATATATTGAGGATTGACTTGATTTAAGAGCAATAGAAATAATAGGTTGCAAAGCTTCTTCGGGTTTTGGGAATCCATCGTCGGATGCCACCTCAATATCGAAATTAACCACGTTAACTTGACTTGGACGAAACTTAATTTCATTCGGAAACATATCGGTAATGCATTGATGAATATAATTTGTATTACCATAAACTTTAAATTGATCAATATCTTTGTATTGATCAATAAAATTGCGAGCATCTTTCATGGATGCAAATCCCATAGGTTCTACAGGAGTTCCATCGAGAGCCATCCACTCGGTATTTTTATTTTTACTTGGAATAAAAAGTGTGGGTGAAAACTTTATTTTCTTTTCGACCCGAACACCATTATCGTTATAACCGCAATATAGGATTTGATTCCCATAGCGATTTACTGATGTATAAAATGACAAATAATAAACCTCCAACAGATGTGTTTATTCTATCACGTTTTAAGGGAAATGTAAACAAAAAAGGCGCCGAAGCGCCTCTTTTCTTATGTGTCAATAGTTAGATCAAGAATCTCTCTTACTTTATCTTCAGACATACATCCGACCTGTAATATTGTATCATTAAATCCAGCATGTCCAATTACTTCTATAGCAAGAGTGCTCGCATTCGAAGGATCGTTAACATAATCAACGCATTCATTTCTTGATTCGAAATGAAGTAATGGGCTAGTAAGAACAAACGGATCGGCTATAGCCATAGTAAAAAAGATTAGCCACTTCATTCTTTTTTAGATACGAATGAATATAGTTCTTGAGCTTTCTTCATCATTTCTTCGATAGAATATGGTTCACAAGCTTTTTGAAATTCTTCAACAGTAGCTTTGTTTTGGTCATATAAGTTACGAACAAAATCCATATTAATCTGATATTGTTGATCCATGTAATCTTTAGCCATAGCCAACATATCAGCACGGATTTCAAAAGGGTTTTTATTAGCCATTATTTAATTACCTTAGCCATTGCTTCACCAGCCGCATTTGCAAATGTTGTGGTTTGTTTTACTGCTTCTTTAGTGAATTCAGTTTGTGTTTTAATAAATGCATGCAAAGGTTCACTCATTGCTTCATCTTTAACCCAAGTATTAACCCAAGTTGTTTTTGCATTTTGGATCGCATCGATCCATACGTTTGTTAGATAGTCTGTTGAGAACATAATAGTTCCTCCGTGTAATGTGTGCTATAAGAGGGCCGAAGCCCTCTTAATTTTATTTATTATCTTTTAGCTTAGCAATCTGCATCATACAGTTTTTAGATTCTTTATAGAATCCAAGAGAAGCGAGATGTGTTGCTGCTCTGCTATATCCAATAATCTCGCAGGCGGTGTTAAACCTCTGCCAGATTCTGGAGAAAAAAGAACGACGACCAATAGTAACGCTTTCAACATAGAACATCACACAAACCCTTTCAAATTAGGATTAAATGGTGCAATGAGTTCAGATCTTTTCATATCAGCGTCTTGTCTGGCAATAGCATAGATTTCGCTTCTGCTAATGCCAATATCGTTTAGTTCTTTATCAGTTAGCTTACGCAACTCGTTTTCAGTTTCTTTAATTGCTTTAGCCATCTGATAGTTGTTAATCAGCTTCTGTAAGAAGCTCTTTAGTGTCTGTGTCATTTGTTAATTCCTCGTAATGACCGATTTCGATTTTACGAGGACGCAAAGCTTCTGGAACTACGTATTTCAATTCAATTGACAATACTCCGTCCACTAAGTCTGCTCCGTTTACATTTACATGTTCAGACAGCCTAAAGGTACGTTTGAACTTCTTCGTAGAAATACCACGATGAATGTATTCGCGACCTTTTGATTCGTGTTCCCCTGTCACAGTTAAAGTACGATCTTTAACCTCAATATTTAGTTCACCTCGACTAAATCCGGCCACAGCAAGTTCAATCAGATAATCTGTATCGCCTGTTTTAAGAATATTATGAGGTGGATAGTGGTCTTGAGCGTGTCTTGTTACATGCTCTAATTCATTAAATAGATGGTCAAAACCAACAAAAGATGAACGTGGGAATAGTGAGTGTACGCCTGTCATTGTTATCTCCTTTATGTCAAGCAAGATTAAATTTGGACCCTTTCGGCATCCGTATTATTTATATAGCAGTTGTTATATCAAATGTACATAGCTGCTATTCACTTTTTTTTAAAAAAAGCGTAATTTCTTAAATCTCGATAATCAGCACTACCTTTAGTTTCTGGTTTTAAGTCTTTTTTCTTTCTAAATATTTCAGAACCTATTGAAGCAGTTTCAGGTGTCATATAATAATGATAACCTATATCTGTAATATCTTCTTCATTATAAGTTTTATTTTCGTATATAGATCTGCCATCGTGTCTCATACGTACTAATCTATCTCTTTCTTCTTTATTATCAAGAAGAATCATACCTCCTCTGCCAATATTGATATGCTTTTTAAAATGAAAAGATAAACACATTTTTGTTTTAGGAATATATCCATTCTTTTCCCAATACAAAGCAGCATCAATTATATCATCAGCTACATAATAATAGTCTCTCCAATTTTTATCTACAAGCCTATACGGCATTCTAATTTTTTCAAGCATAAAAGGTAGAGAGACATATGTTTTTGCTGGTATATTCAGCTGCTCATAGAATTTAAGTTGAAGACACATCTCAATAGCATGAGTACAACAATCAGTAGCTACGGCATATGGAGCTCTAAAGAATTCAGCTATTTCATTTTCAAATTTTTGTAATGGTAGAAAAGACATTCATTAGTTCTCTATGATAATCTCTATTATAAAATATATTTTTATTATGTTCTGTAATATGGCTTTCGCTATCAACCATTTCTTTTAATTGTTCTAAAGAAAAATCGTTCAATCTTTTAAATTCGTTATAAACCGCTTCATATCTCTTCCAATCATCTTTTATAGAATCAAACGTATAATCTATAAAGCTATAAAATTTATATCCTATTGATTTTAAATATTGCATCTGGTGTGGAAAAGATATCCATATAAACGGTATTCCTGCCATTATAGGTTTCCATGTTTTTTCTGTTAAAGAACCATATCCTGTAGATCTTGCTCTAGTTTCAAATACAACATTAATTAATGCGCTATAAAATATATCAGGAACTCTCCATTCAAAGCTATCTCTATATAATTTAGAGATATTCATATTATCTTCTAAAAAGGTATCTTCTTCAATGTACGATTTATTTTTTTCGTATATTTCTTTAAGTTCTTCTGAAGGAATATGGTGAGGCCTAATATCTTTACCCATAATTTTAGTAAATAATATTTCTGGATGATTATGTAAATTATCACGTATAAGTCTTAAAACAAAACCTACTCTACTATCACGTATTAACATACCTGTCACAATAGAAAATTTTTTAGTTTTTTCTATAGGTTTATTATATTCAATTGTGAGGATTTTTTTATGGTCTGGATGATCTGGATCTTCCATATCAATATGAAAACAACCTAGATTATATGCGTGGTCAAAAAAACTTATTCCTATATCATATCCTTTTACACAGTATCCTTTATTAAACATATAATATACGTTATCTAATTTTTTAATATGATCTGAATCTGGTCTATCCTTTGTCCATGTATTTAGTAATTCTCTAGTAAATGAAACTATAATTTTTATATTATTTTTTATACAAAAATCTTTTATTTTTTTATTAATATCTATTTTTAATGAAGGTTTAAAATCGCCGATTTGCAAATAATTTAGTATTAAAAATTTATTAAGTCTTTTATTAATAATTGTTTTATCTAGATATAGATATTCAACATTATTATTTAGTAATCTAATAATATCTTTATTATAGATTTTAGCTCTTTGAAAATCAAAAGGATCAATGTCAAGTGAAGTGTCCCAAATATAAAACTTATTCTTTGACATCTATAGGAATTCCATTTTCAAAACCATAAAGACTTCTATGATAACCTTCAGGCGGTTTTAGCTTTGAAGCATAATAAAAAAATCTAACGTTTCTTCTTACTCCAGTCACAGGCAATACCATATGCCTAATTGTTTCACTATGTTCAAATAGTAATGCACGATTTCTTTTAGTTTCTATAGCTTCTCTATCTTCTAATTTAAATTCACCTCCAGTGTGATCATCAGTAAGATATATTATTAAAGATGCTACTCTATATAATTTGATAGAATCATTCCAATTAAAATCTATATGTGGTTTAAGATCTCCTCCATTTCTTATTTCGCTATATCCAGCTCCAATAAGATGAGGATCCGGCATTATACCTGATATGCCAAGTTCATTTTCTAAAAATTTTAACCAAGACGAACTTGAATATTGTAAATATAATTTTCTGAGTACCGGTAATTTTTCAAGTTCAGTGCTTTCATACATATCTGACCCTGAACGAGTAAAGTGCTTTGGCCAGACTATATTTTTAAGCTCTTCATCAACTTCATTGAGAGTATGATCTGATAAAAAATTATCAATAATCTTAATATACAATTGTTTATTTCCGATTAATTTTTTTACGCCTAGTTCCATAACCTAAGCGTTGCATAATTTTCATTCTTTCGTGATAAGTCATCTTTGGCCATTTTGTAATTTCTTCAATAGTACGACCACAACCCTTGCAAACTTTATCAACCTGATTAAGTTGACATATCTGTTTGCAAGGGCTTATGTATAAATCATTCATTTGTTTCCGATATTATATTTCGGACAGAGTTCCCACTGGTCTTTCTCTTTGAAAGGAATAATCTTAATCTGTCTGAGTGGCGCTAATGGTTTTGCTTCTTCAGCATTTTGAATTTCAACCAAACCCCAATCTGACATTAGAGTCGTAATCGTATTTCTACGAGCTACATCATTTTCTTCAAGATTTGCTTTCTTACCATCAAGTAAGAATAGCTCTTTAAAATGTACAATAAAATATCTGCCTTGTTTATGCAAAATATGACAAGACTGAAATAATTTTTTATCTTTACGAGATGCGACACCTATTCGTGTCAATGTTTCACGAACCTTGAGAAAATCATCTGGTTCGTTTAGAGTAACTTCCAACATTGTAGCTGGAGACCACTCAACGAGTACTTGTTCTTCCACCTTTATTCACCTTCTTTTTTAACCCATTTATTTGTTCAGGTGACAGAAGAGGTAATATTTGGCGGGCTTTTTCATTACTATAGCCATAATATTCTTTTACCACTTCAACGTCACTCTCAATTTGAGGCTTTATCCATTTAGAAAAGCGTTTACGCTTTCTAACCATATTTATAAGAAAGTCAAATTGTAGTTTATTGTCAAGGTGGTGATAACGATTCATCTCATTTGCGAGAATAGCTGTGTCATTAAAATAAGAAAGTGAACGATTAACCATAAAACTATTGTAAGCTTTTTCTGTTATATCATCTACTATTACATCTTTTTTAGTGGTATTGATAGAGTTTAGAAATTCAAAGGGATTCATTAAAAAATAATCTTTCAATAGATTTGAGTGTTTCAAAGGTTTCTTCTGGACTTTCAACATGAAAACAACGATGAGGGAATGATTGTATTTTAGAAGCAAATGGATAATCATTGCCTCCATCTTGAGTATCATCACCGAAAAAGATAATACTATTATACAATTCTTTTAAAGGTTCGTACACCTGCCCTTTATCTTTATTAAGTTCTACGATGTCAATTCCAGTTTCACCGGCTATTTGTGCAGAATATCCATGCCATGCTTCATTAAACTCTTTAGCTAAAGCTTCTCTTTCACCATTTTTAATATCATAATCAATATATTGTTGCCGTTGTTTTTTTGTACAACCTCTACCAATAATAGAAAAGTTCATCATACCGGGACGTAGATCGATATGCTTCTTACCAGTACGATGTGGAAATGGACTTTCATGTAATTTTTGTTTACACCAAGCAACCATCATTTTTGGTATGTTAAATTCAGGAGCAGATTGAATAAGTTTATCATCTACCCACAATTCATTTCCCGCGCATTGATAACAGCCTTTAACAGCCTTAGTAAGTTCACCTACTTGTTCTTTTGTCTTTGCAAAGTCAGATCCAGTAAGAAGATATATGTCAACTTTTTCTGCAAGCTGCATTAAGATTTCTTTATGTTCTGGACTAATAGATTGTCGACTTGGAGTAATAGTTCCATCAACATCAAATACAAGACAATTATCTTTTTTAGTCGATGCTATTGCTTCTCTTATTCTTTGACCTAAATTTTCACCAGTTAATTTTCTTGTATCAATATCTTTATTGATCCAAACGTCATGACCTGGTACTCTCCAATAAAGCATAGGAACAGTCTTATGCATTCTTTTTCTTAGAAAGTTTTTAGCTTCAGCATCTTGAGTAATATCAACTATTTGAAATCCTTCAGCTTCGTCCATCTTACCAAGTAGACGTTTCATGATTTCACAAAAGTGAC